ATTATGAGAATAGTCGAATTGATATTAGACGAAGAAAGCGAACTAGGGATAGAAGCTATAAGCGTTGTGGAATCACCAGCAATTGAAGAAGATTTTGTAGCTTTAAAAAGTCAAGAATTTAAACTTGCCGAAATAGATGGTGAGCGTAGAATATTAATGGGTGCTTTATTGATACCTAACAAGCCTATTTATAGACGCAATGGCGAGGATGAGTACTATATATATTTCTCAAAAGATACTGTCTTAAAAGCGTCCCAGATGTATTTAATGAATAGTAAGCAAAACAACTCAACGCTTGAACATCAATATGAATTGGAAGGTTTAAGTTTAGTTGAAAGTTGGATAGTTGAAGATAAGGTACACGATAAGAGCGTAAAGTTTGGAATGGACTTACCTTTAGGTTCTTGGGTTGGTAGTGTTAAAGTAAACAACGATAAAATCTGGAATGAGTTTGTAAAAACTGGTAAAGTAAAAGGTTTTAGTATTGAAGGATATTTCGCTGATAAAATGGAACGTCCAAACGATGCAACAATAAAAGACGAACTTGCACAAATAGAAGAAGCCGAAGCAGAATATTTACTAAATAAAGTTAAAGCAATTTTAACAAATGAAGATGTAGAATTAGAAAGCTATTCTGATTATCCTAGTTCAGTAAGTAACAACGCTAAGCGAGGTTTGAAACTAAACGAAGCTGTAAACAATAAATGTGCTACACAAGTCGGCAAAGTAAGGGCTCAACAATTAGCACAAGGCAAACCAATCAGCAAAGAAACAATAAAAAGAATGTTTAGCTATTTGTCAAGAGCAGAAGCGTATTACAAGCCAGAAGATACAGAAGCTTGCGGTACTATCTCTTTTTTATTATGGGGTGGCAAATCGGCTAAAACGTGGGCAGAAGCTAAACTTAAACAACTAGAAAATGATTAAGTGGTCTAAGTATTTTACACCAAGCAAAACAAGTCCTAGAAACGGTCGTAGGGGTTGCTTATGTAGGGATAGGGACGCTTATTCTATTGAGTGTTGTAATGGTGATATAATAGCACAAGGAATAGGGAGTATTTCAGCAACTATACAACAAGATTTTTTAGCACAAGAAAACGGAGATTTAATACTTCAAGAAGATAACTATAATATTATAACATAATGGCAAATTCAAAAATAAGTGCTTTACCAATAGCCACAGAATTACAAGGCGGTGAACTGTTCGCAATAGTTCAGAACGGAACAACTAAACAAACTACGTTAAACCACATAGGCAACTATTTAATTCCTACAAGCCTAACGGTTGAGCCAGATGTTACAGTAAGTCTAGGCGATGCAGCATATCAAAACTCAATATTAATTAAACTGTCTTGGAGTGGTGCAAATGGTACACAAGTCTTAAACCTACCTAGTGCTGCTAGTAGTACAAATAGAATTATTAGAATTATATCTAACGGTGGTTATGCAACTTCTACAAGAACGGAATTAACTCCAATAGGGAGTGATACTTTAGATGGGTCAACGGCTGCTTATGTAATTAACAAAGCTTATGAGGGTATTCAAGTTTGGAGCGATGGGTTACAGTGGTTCATAATTCAGAAAAAAGCATAACGAAAATACAAATTAAATTAATCTAAATTATATATAAGTATGAAATCAAACAATGTGATTGAAAAAATCAAAGACGTTCTAAACCTTAACGAGGAAGTTAAGCTAGAACAAGCTAAACTAGATAACGGCACAGTCATCGAAGCTGATTCGTTTGAAAGTGGCGTGGAAGTGTTTATCGTTACAGAAGATGAGAAAGTTGCTTTACCAAGTGGCGAGTACATTCTTGAAGATGGTAAAATATTAGTAGTAGCTGAAGAAGGTGTAATTTCTGAAATTAAAGATGCTGAAGCCGAAGAAGAAACCGAAGAAGAAGAAGTTGAGGTTGAAGCAGCGGAAGAAGAAGAAGAATCTTTAGGCTATGCAACTAAAGAAGAACTAGCAGAAGTTAAAGATATGATTGAAGAAATCAAAGCAATGCTAGAACCAAAAGAAGATTTGAGCGAGGACTTAGGAAACCTTTTAACAGAAGAATTAGCTAAACACGAAAAAGTAGAGCTTAACGAAGTGCCTGTTGAAGTACAAGCTGAACTAAACGAGCCAAGTGCCGAGCCTATCGTATCAAATCCAGAAGTAAACAAAGCTATATCAAAATTCAGTGTTTCTAAAAACAGAAAAAGCACAACTATTGATAGAGTAATGTCAAGACTAAATAATTAATAACAACTAAAACTAAATAAAATGAGTGTATCATTAACAACAACTTATGCAGGTGAATTTAGTGGCAAGTATATCGCTGCTGCTTTACTATCTGCTGACACTTTGGATAAAGGGTTAATTACCGTAATGCCAAACGTAAAATTCAAATCTGTAATTCAGAAAGCATCAACTGATGACATCGTAAAAGATGCATCTTGTGACTTCCAAACTGGACAGGGAACGCTAACTTTAACAGAAGCTATCCTACAACCAGAAGAATTCCAAGTAAACCTTGATATCTGTAAGAAAGACTTACACGATTCTTGGGAAGCTGAGCAAATGGGCTTTAGTGCTTTTGACAACTTAGCACCAAGTTTTGCTGATTTCGTACTAGCTCACGTTGCTGCAAAAGTAGCTGATAGAACGGAAAAAAATATCTGGTCTGGTTCAACTGCTGTAAGCGGACAGTTTGACGGTTTCGGAACTAAATTAGCTGCTGATGGAGATTTACCAGCTGGACAAGAATTAACAGGTGCTGCTATTACATCGGTAAATGTTTTAAATGAATTAGCTGCCGTAACAGATGCAATTCCTACGGCTGTTTATGGTTCAGAAGATTTATATATCTATGCTGCTTCTGATGTAATTAGAGCTTACACAAGAGCTTTAGGTGGTTTCCAATCTGGCGGACAAGGTGCTAACGGATACGAAAACAAAGGAAATAACCAAGCTTTAGGTTCTTTATTCTTTGACGGAATTCCTGTTGTACCAGCAAGAGGTGCAGCAGCTGGAACAATTATCGCTGCTGAAAAATCTAACTTATTCTTTGGAACAGGTCTTTTAAATGACTTAAACGAAGTACGAGTAATTGATATGGCAGAAAATGACGGTTCTCAAAATGTTCGTATCGTAATGAGATTTACTGCTGGTGTTCAGTATGCACAAGTAACTGATATCGTTTTAAGAACGACAGTATAATAATTAACTAATCAAATTTAAAGGGGTGGGTTCTGCCTACCCTTTTTTATTTAAAAAACTTTAAAAATATGGGATGCTTAATAACGAGCGGACGTAAAGTACCTTGTAAGTCGGCAGTAGGTGGAATTAAAACTATCTACTTTGCAGACTACGGAACTTTAGGAGATGCAACAATCGTAGCTGGCGAAATAACAGCAGTAGCTGGAAGCCCTGTTTGGTTTCAGTTTGATGTAAAAGGTAACAGTTCAATGGAAACTGCTATTACTTCAAGTCGTGAAAACGGAACAACTTTCTACGATACAACACTTAATATGACTTTGACCTTTCAAGACAAAGCTACACAAGAAGAACTTAAATTAATCGCTCACGCACGTCCACACGTAGCTGTTGAAGATTATAACGGAAACTTCTTTTTAGTAGGTCTTGAAAATGGTGGCGATGTAAACGGAGGGACTATCGTTACAGGTGCAGCAATGGGAGATTTAACAGGTTACACATTAACGGTGAATGCACAAGAAACAGCACCACCTTACTTTGTGACGCCTTTGGTTATTACTGCTGATGCTTCAGCGGTTCAAATTGACCCAACAGCATAATTAATACTTTTACTTATAAATCAGGGTTATCTTAACGGATAGCCCTTTTTTTATACCTAGACAATACAAAATATTTGTTTTTTATTTATATATTAATATGAAGTTAATAGCCACAAGCGGAAATAAAACCTTTAAGATAATTCCTAGAGAATTTACAGTAGGTACTTTGAACTTAAAATTGACTAGCGAAAGTACAAACAAAACTATTACGGTTGATGCTACTTCGGTTATTGATGGTAACTATATTTCTTTTGATGCTGTTTTCGGTGCTTTAACTGAAAGCGATTTTTATATATTAGATGTTATTTATTCAA